GGCCGCCCTGGGCAAACGGGTGCTGACGGGCTTCAAGAAAGGCTCTTTGGCCGATGAAAGCGGCCGGGTCATCAGCTCGGACAAGACCGATCCGGACTTCAATCCGGACTGGAAGGATCTGCTCGAAAAGTACCGGCCGGACCTCCTGGCCGCCGTCGGGCAGCGGGTCCTCAAAACCACGGAAACCGCCGAGGAAGAAGGCCTCTTCGAAGTCGTGGAGGACTTCGGCGAGGACCCTTCGAATCCGTTGTCCGGCGACACTTCGAGGGATGCGCCGGACCAGACCGACCCCTTGCCGAGTGCCTAGACGCCAACGGGCCGTGGCTGCGGGCGGCCTGCGCCGGTTGCGACAAGCGCCAGGCCGTCCGTAGCCCGTATGTGAGCTACCTGATCTACCTGCGCACCAAGCGGTTGGGCGGCTATCCCTTCGGCCAGGAGGACCTGGCCGAACAAACCTGGATCGACCTGGGAATTCTCGAACTCTACTACCAAAGCCAGCAAACGAGACTGTTTTAAGCCATGTCCACCCCCGAAAACCGCGTCCGCATCGTCATCGAGACCGACAACGCCTCGGGACGTCGGGGCATCCAGGAGACCGTTGCCGACCTGGATGCCCTGGCGGCCAAGGGGAAGGCTGTCGACCTCGCTGGCGTGCTCAAGCTGGATGCCAGCGCAGTGACGCAGCCGGTGGCCAAGGCGACCCAAGCCGTGGACGGCCTGGGGGCCACGGTCAAGAAGGCTGGCGAGGACGCCGGCGCGGCCATGGCCACGGTCGGGGCCGAGGTGAAAAAGGTCGGAGCCGAGGCCGACGCCGGCGGCAAGGCCGGCCGCGCGGCCATGCGCAACCTGGGCACGGGCGCGGCCGAAGCCAAGGCCCAGGCCGAGGCGCTCGGCGCGAACCTGTCCGACATCCGGACATTGGCCGCCCAGCTGGCTCCGGTCCTGGTCGCGGCCTTTGGCGTTGACCAAGTCATGGCCTTCGCCAGCCAGGTCGTGGGCGCGGCCATGGCCATGGAACAGCTCGCCGCCACCTACAAGGCCGTGTTCAAGGACAACGCCGCCGAACAGCTCCGCTATGCCGCCGGCATGGCCGACGCCTTCGGCAAGAGTCTGTTGGACGTGGCCGGCGCGTACAAGAAATTCGCCGCCGCGTCCGAAGCGGTCGGCCTGTCCACGGACAACCAGCGCCGCACCTTCGAGGCGGTCACGGCCGCCATCACCAAGGTGGGCGGTTCTTCCCAGGACGTGGCCGGCGCGTTGCTGGCCCTGGAGCAAATGCTGTCCAAGGGGACCGTCCAGGCCGAGGAATACCGCCAGCAGTTCGCCGAACGCATTCCCGGCGCGCTCAAGATGGGCGCGGACGCCCTGGGCGTGACCACGGCGGCGTTTCAAAAGATGATGGAGAACGGCGAAGTCATTTCCAATGACTTCATCCCCAAACTGACCACGCAGCTTGAGAAGTTCGGCGACGGCTGGCAGGCCACGGCCGACACCGCCGCCGCCAATGCCGAGCGCCTCAAGAACTCTTTTCTGGAGCTGTCCAACTCCCCGGCTTTGACCGGATTCGTGACCGTCGTCGAAAAGGTCGGCACGGCCTTCAACAAGAACCTGACGCACAACCTCGAACAGTTCACGGTGACCTACCGGGCGCTCATTGCCGAGGCTAAGGGCGAGCTCTCGCCGTTCGCCACCTGGAGCAACTCCCTGGAGGACCTCAAGAAGCAGCTCGACGCCCTGGACCAGCGCAAGGCGACCTATGTCAAGGACCTCAAGGACCAGGCCCAGGGCCTAGCCGAAGCATTGGTCAAGGTCCAGACCCATCAAGTGGATTTCGGGCCGTCCGGCGAGACGGTCGACCAGCTGCGGGCCAAGCTCAAGTGGTTCCAGGAACAGATCACGGCCCTGACCGGCCAGACCTGGGTGGTCAACGTGGTGGCCCAGGTGGACAACTCCCAGCTCGTCCAGGCCAAGGCCTACATTCAGGACCTCATCAAGGGTACGACCGAATACAAGACCCGGAGCCTTGAGGCGAAGCAATACGCCCTGGACAACGCCGTCAACATCGTCGCCAGCAACAAGACGACAGTTGAAACCAAGCTGGCCAATCCGAATCTTGACCTGCGCGAGGCCGATGCCTTGTCCCGGGAACTGCAAAACCTCAACGGCCAGCTCGCGGACGCAAGCCTGGGGTACAAGGAGCTGGGCAAGCAGCGCGAGGAGCTGGCCAGACAGCAGATCAAGGACAACGGCGCGGTGGCCGGCTTCAACGCCGGCCGGGGCGGCGTCAATGAGTCCGAACTGGACAAGGGCACCCGAGTGTCCGACGCCCATGCCCTGTCCATCGCCCGCCAGACGGACGCCTATGCCGAACTCCAGGCCGGATTGACCAATCTGCCGGGGTATTACGAGAAGGTGCGCCGCATCCAGGAGGCCGAGGACAACACGGTCAAGAACCTGACCAAGTCGAGCAACGCCGCCGCCAATGCCATGGAACGCTTCGAATCCCAGGGCGCGGCCTATCTCCAGTCCATCGAAAACCAGATCGACGCCCTGTCCGCCCAACTCGGCGGCGACAGTCTGGCCGCCGACCTGGCCAAGGTGGACAAGCGCTATGACCAGCTCGCCGCGACCATTCGCAAGGCCATGATCGGGGCCAAGGGCGACGTGGCCGACTACCAAGCCGCCCTGGCCAAGCTGGAAGAAGCCCGGACCCTGGAACAGCAGATCGTCCAGATAAAGGCCTGGGGCAAGGCCATGGACACGGCCGCCGCCACCATCAAGGACCTTGGCCGGCTGACCGGCGACCCGGACCTGATTTTCGGCGGCGCGGCCGTCGAACTCCAGAAGTGGGCGCAGGACCAGGAAAAGACCATCAAATCGGTCTATGCCAACGCAGCCGACCGCGCCCAGGCCCTGGCCGACCTCAAGGAAGAAATCCGCCTCAAGGAGCTGGAGAACCAGAAAAGCGCCTTCGCCGAGCTGGCCGGGGTGTCCGACAACTATTGGAAGGCCGCCTGGGCGCTGCTTGATGAGCACCTCAAGCGGGTCAAGGACAACTGCGACAGCGAAGTGGCCTATGAGGCCTACGCCGCCAAGAAACGGTCGGAATTGCGCAAGCAGGAGATCGAGGCCCGGCTTGAGTACGAGACGGATTTCCTTTCGACGTTAAAAGACGCTCTGTCTCTGGAATTCGGGCTTTACAAGGACGCCGGCACGCGTCGGCGCGACGCCTGGGTGTCGCTGTCCAAGGAGATCGCCAGCGGCGTCCATGACCTGTCCAACGCCATTGCCGGCGGGGCCACCGACGCCTTCAAGGCCTGGATCACCGGCAGCGGGAGCATGGCCGACGCCTTCAAGTCGGCCATGGATTCCATGCTCGACTACCTCATGACGATCATTCAGAAAATGATCGCCTATGCCCTGGAAAACTACGTCATCATTCCCATTGTCGAGTCGGTGGTGGGCACCGACTCCGGTTCGCTGACCGGCTCCGCCTCCGGCTCGGGCACCAACTCCCTGTCATCCTCCGCCTTGTCCAAGATCACGAGCAAGGCCACGGATTATGGCATTTCCAAGGGCTTGAGCTACGTCGGCGACCTGTTCAGCAGCGGCGGCACCTCCCTGGCCTCGCTGTCCGCCGCCTCGGCCACGGAAATGGGAGCCCTGGCCTCGACCGGGGCCGGCGCGGCCACCACGGCGGCCATGACCGGCACCACGGCCGGCGGCCTGGGCGGCTATACCGCCGTCACCTCGGGCGCGGCCTCGGGCGGGGCTTTAGCCGGGGCTTCCTCGGCCGGCATCGGCCTGGGGACCGCCCTTGGCGTGGTCGGCGGCGTGGCGGCCCTCGGCGGCCTGCTGGCCATGGGATTTTCGCAGACCAAGACCGAGGAAAAGACCGGTTCCGGCATCCGCGTGGCCATCATCGGCGATTCCACCAACGTGACCGGCACGGACTATTACAAGGTCACGACCAGTTCGATGCTTGGCGGTTCGTCCACCTCGCACGAAATCCGTTCCACCGGGCCGGCGGACTCCGAAACGACCAGCGCGGTCAATGACGCCCTCGGCACCTACACCACGGCCATCAAGGCCGGCTTCAAGGAGCTTGGCGTCGAGACCGCCGACAGTTTGAAGAACTTCTATTTCCCGGAGTGGGACGTCGCCCCGGGCCAGGAAGAGGACTATTACAAGAACGTCTCCAACGCCAAGGTGGGCAAGATATTGGCCGACTCGGGCCTGACCGGGGCCTGGTCGGCCATCGCGGAAGAGGGGGAATACTGGATCGAGCAGCTTGACCGCCTCTATTCCTCCCTGGCCACGGTGGGCACGGCCACCAAGCAGATGGGCCTGTCCCTCGAAGCCCTGGCCGGCGAAGACTACATTGCCGCCCTGGTCGACAAGATGGCGGCGGCCGAAGACTCGGCCGGGACGGCCAGCCTGGACTTCGAATCCCTGGCCGGCGTGTTGGATGACGAAACCCTGGCTTCGCTCAAGGACATGCAGGAGCAAGCCGCCGCCACCGGCGAGGAAGTGCAGGCCACAAACGAGCAGCTCCGCCAGCTCGCCCTGGCCCAATACGCCAGCGAGATCGTGGCCGCCTTCGGTTCCACCGACGCCGCCCAAAGCGCCTTCAACCGGTTTTTCAGCAACGCCTATTCGTCCACCGAGCAGGCAACCCGGCTCATGCAATACTATGCCGAGGGCGCGGGCGAGGCCATTGGCGCGCTCAACCAGTCGGGCGTGACCCTTGAAAATTTCTGGTCATCGTACCGCGCGGCCATGGAATCCGGTCCCATGAGCGCCGGGGAGCTCAAGGCCTGGGACGACGCCGCGCAGTGGGTGGAGGCCTGGGGTTCCTCCCTGCAATCCGCCGGGCAGGCCTGGGACAACACCAACCAGACCTTGATCGACGGCATCAACGCGCAGATCGCGGCCCTGGAGCAGCAGCGCGACGCCATCGAGGAGACCCTCGACCTCTGGTCCGATTTTCTGGCGAGCCTCAAGGACTTGCGCCGGTCGATCAAGCTGGACGACAACCTGTCCGATCTGTCGCCCTATGAGATTTACCAAAAGAAAAAGGCCGCCTTTGACGAGACGGCCGCCAAGGCCCGGGCCGGCGACGCCGAGGCCATGGCCCAACTGCCGGAACTGACCCAGGCCTATCTGGACGCGTCCCGGGACTATTACGCCTCCTCGGAAAACTACTTCGCCGACTTCAACCACGCCGACGCCACCCTGGCCAGCCTGGAGGATTACGCCCAGGTGCAGGTCGACCAGGCGCAGGCCCAGCTCGACGCCATCAACAATGAAATCGCCATTCTGACCTTGCAGGTGGACCAGCTCACCCTGGTCAACGCCAACCTGGGGACGCTGGCCAGCGCCTGGGGCGACGGCGTGTCGGCCATTGTCTCGGCCATCAACGATTCGAGCTTTTCCAGCGCCTATGCCGACTCCATCGCCGCCGCCAACGCGGCCCAGGCTGCCGCCGCCGCTTCGCTCCTGGCCACGCTCTCCGGCGGGTCATCGAGCGCCGAAGCCGCGACCGCCTCGGGCTTCGATTGGGCCAGCCTTTTCTCCGGCAATCAGGTCGAAGAAGACGAAGACGGGACCATCCATTTCGTCGGCTTTTCCGAGGGCGGCTTGGCCCGGGGCGGGATTCGCGGTGTGGACAGCATCCCAGCCAAGCTCATGGACGGCGAACGGGTCATCGACACCAAGCACACGCAGATCCTGGAGTGGCTGTCCGGGGGCGGCAACAAAACGAACGTGGACACTTCCGGCATCGAGCGCCGGCTTGACCGGGTGGCCGCCACCTCGGCCCTGGCCTCCCGGGCCAATCAGGAAGCCATCGAGGGCCTGCGCGGTGAGATGGTGGCCGTCTCGCGCAAGCTGTCCCGCGTGGTCCGCAAGGAGAGGACGCGCTGATGCTGACCAAACTCATTTCCGAACTCGCGGCCGGCATTCCCAGCCGCACGGCCGAAATCCCGGTCAACATCGCCGGCGTCACCTGCAAGCTGAAGATTGAGGACGTGCTGCGCCTGGCTACACCGGCCGACAGCGGCGCGGCGGCGGCTTCCCATGGCCTGCTGGCCCATGTTGTCGCCGGCCTGACCAACGGCCATGTGCTGGTGGCCACCGGCCCCGCGACGTTTGAATTCCGCCGGCTCACGGAATTTCACCTGCCCAATCCGGCCGACATCGATGTCAAAGGCAACGCCGCCACGGCCTCGCGCTTGCTCAACCCGCGCCAGATCGCCGGCGTCGTTTTCGATGGCTCGCAAGCAATCGGCATTCCCCATGGCAATCTGGAAGACGCGGGTGAACATACCCATGCCGTTATTGATGCCCACCTTGAGGCTGTCGGCAACCCGCATCGCACCACCGCCGAGCAGATCGAAGCTGTGCCCGTCGCCCAACTGGGTCATGTTCTGGTTGATGCCCAGGACGCCACGCCCGCCCGATTGGCCCAAAAGATCATGGCCGGCACCGGCGTCGCCATTTCCTTTGAGGCCGTGGACGGCATACCCGAGGCCAACGCGCCGGCTTGTCGGCTGCTCGTTATTTCCATCGCCGCCCATGCCCACGCCAGCCCGAGCGATGGTGGACAGCTTGCCCATGCCGCCCTGACGGGAGTCGGGGCCAACAGCCATGCCCAACTCGACGCGCATCTGGCGCATACCGGCAATCCCCACAACGTCACGGCTGCGCAAGTCGGAGCCGCTCCAGCGGGCCATGGCCATGCTTACGCCTCCCTGACCAACCGACCGGCCTTTTTCGCCATCATTGCCGTGGCCGGCCAAACGAGCATCGCCGCCGACGGCGAGGCCGACACCCTGACCCTGGTGGCCGGTTCGGGCATTACCATAACCACCGACCCGACCACCGGAACCGTCACCATCACGAACAATGGCGGCGGCATTCCCGGGGCGCATGGCCATACCGGCCCGGCCGACGGCGGCACCGTGAGCCACGCGGCGCTCACCGGCGTGGACACGGACACAGCGACAAGCGCTATCCACCATACCCTCGGGACAGGAGCCAACCAGGCCGCGCCGGGAAACCATGGCCATGCCTATCTGCCGTTGACTGGCGGCGCGCTGACTGGCGCGCTGACGATAATGGGCGGCACGGCCTGGCATTCGGGCAATGACGGCCCCGGTTCCGGCCTGGACGCCGACACCGTGGACGGCAGACACGCCGACGAACTCGGTTCGCCGGCCCTGCGCGTCGTCATGGCCCAACAGTTCGGGGGCTTTTGATGGCCATGGCTTATCTTGTGGAAATCGACGCCTATGTGCCGGCTGCCTGGATCACCGGCGCTGACGGCGTCGGGCTGCTGGCCGATCCTGGCACGGCCCTGGCCACCGAGCCCCGGGTGGAGACCCTGCGCTTTTCCTCTGGCCTGGGCTTCATGTCCCGGCCCGATGACCGGCCGCCAAACGCCTACTACGAACCGCGCGTCAGCGTACCCTTCAATTTCGAGCGGCTCATTTTCACCGATGGCACCAGCGCCGGCGCGGCCGATACCGGTTACGGCGAGATCGAACTGGTCAACCCCGATGGGGAACTGGATTTCCTGGCCGAGTGCGGCCTGGATGGTCGGCAGGTCCGGCTGCTCCACGGCGACGAAGCCGGACCGCTCGCCGACTTTGAGCTGGTGTTCGTCGGCACCGTGACCCAGCCGGAATTCTCCTGGCGACGGGTGGTCCTGCCCGTACGCGACCGGGCCGAGGAGCTGCGCAAGGCCATCCAGCAAAACGTCTACGCCGGCAGCAACCAAGGACCGGCCGGCGTCGAGGGCACGGCCGACGACCTCAAGGACAAAGGCAAGCCGCTGGCCTTTGGTCGCTGCCGCAACGTGCCGGCCACCTGCGTCAACGGCTCGACCCTGGTCTTCCAGATCCACGACGGCCCGGTGGCGGCCATTCCGGCGGTCTATGACCGGGGCCTGGCCCTGGCCGCGACCACGGATTACCCGACCGTGGCCGCCCTGACCGCCGCCGCATTTGCCGCCGGACAGTACG